CTTAAAAGCATTCCCAATATTGAAATTACGATGGCGGGTAATCTCTATGCACTCAATGCCAGAAGGGTCAGATGTATAGTGCCTTGGGTTGTTTACTTGGTCAACTGTTATATTTAAATTTTCACTCATCATCTTCCTCCATTTCAAAAGTATCTGGCATTCCTTTTAGAGTTAGTGTTGCGTACGAGATGCCAACTGCTGCTACTAATGATACTACAAAAAAAATATATTTAATCTTTTTCATCGCTTTGATTTCCTTAATCCAAATTTAGCAAGGTAGACATAGATAGTTTCCAAAGAACATCCACACTCCTTTGCAATATCTTCTGGTGTCTTTTTATCCATAAGATATCTCTTACGCATAAATGTTTCACTTGTATATAGTTTAGCACCCATGATATTAATTGTCAACTCCTGGCACCTTCCAGTCAAGATCTTCTCTCTTTACTGGTTCTTCATCTTTAATACCCATCATGTGCTGGTACCCATCAATCTTGTCATAATCTGGGTTATACTCTGTCATCTTTAAATTAATTCCGCTTCGTCTACAGTATTCTTGAACAACATCCAGAGGAATATCGCCATAGGCACCAGTTAATCTTCCAGAAAAAAGCAAGTTCAGTTTTAGCATTGCATTTCTTGAGTGTTCCCAATGATCTTTCTTCTTGTCGTCTGCCCAAGGTCTTGCGGTATTATATCTGCTCAGTCTTTCTCCTGGATACTTTCGTGATAAGTGGTGGTATGCAAAAATTTTTGATGTTGCAAACATTCTCCAACCCCTACCCCATGACTGCAAAGATACATATGGCTCTTCCCCGTTGAAGTTCATCTCTGGATCTAAAGGAACCTCGTCAGAATAGGATTTGTCTGCAAAGCACCAGGTAAAGTGTACCCAATAATTTTCGTGAACATCTCCGTCATCTGGTGGTGTGCTTCCAATTGGAAACCAGTATCCTGGAATAAAATCTGTAACTTGCTGTAGTCTTGGATCCCAACCAGTTATTGATGGGTGGTACAGGTTTGTCTTTACTTTATCCTTATATCTAATAGACCAATCTTCGTTATACTCAAAGTCTGGAGGACAAAGTGTTAAAATTGCTTTGCCTGTTTCAGATTTTGCTTTTGCTTTTGCATACTCCTCTAGGCATGTTACATCCCAGTCTTGTTCAAATCTAGTGTGTCCACAGATAAATAAAACATGATCAAACTCAACTGGTAAATCTTTTGTTGTTAGGTCTCTTGCCCAAAGAATACCTCTGTACTCAGACAAGTCAAACTTTCTATATAACAATTGTCCTTCTGGTATAAAACTAAGATCTGAATAAAACTCTGGGAAGTGCTCTTCAACTATAGAGAAGAAAAGATCGTTCTTGTTTTTTGCTTTAGAATAGCAGTCAAGAACTGTACCCAACAGGTCTCCTTCTTTGTAAGAAATTATTGATACTAGTGTTGTCATATTGCTTTCTCCCAGTTCTTTAGTGCCCAATGACCAATACCGCAGGCATCTGCGACATCGTTATCTGTAATTGTTCTATCATAAATTGTGTTGATAAACCTGATAGTTCTTTCTTTGCGAAGCATACGCTCATAAGCCTTGTAGTATGACTCAGACTTTCCAGGTGTTTCTGCTCTAATTAAAAGTTGCTCTTCTTTAGATATTTTTTTGTTTCCAATATAGTTTTGCCAAGTAATAGGAGAAACCTTACCTATAATCTTTGTACCAGTTTGTCCTGCTGCTCCAAGGATTGCACCTTGAACTAGGGCAAGGTCTGCTGCTGTCTTTGGGCTATTCATAAATACAGTGTGCTCAATTACAATTGCTTCAAACCCACCGTATATTTCAAAAAACGCTTTTACCTTTTTACCAGCATCCATAACTTTTTGATAGATATCATTTCCTTCAAAGTTTATTTTTCCTATAGACTCAAGACTGTCTCCAACAAACAGGGCAAAGGCAAGACTATTAGTACTAGCATCAATAGCACAAATTCTTTGTGGCTTTAGTTCTAGTCCCCACTTATTCTTTACCATTTGTTTTACCCTTTATTTGTTTAATTGCTTTTGTAACTGCGTCTGGATTTATTGCACAAGAAGAGCATATTGCATCATCGTTATATATAGAGAGTGGAGAAGAGCAAGATCTGCAAAGTCTTGTCTTCCCCCTTCTTTTTTGTCTTTTTGAATGTAGATATCTCTCAGCAATTTTTTCTTTTGTTGCTAGGTCTCTACATTCTGCAGAGCAGTATATTTGATATGATACTGACTGCTCAAAACTCTTATCGCAAAACTTACAATTCTTCACCGAGAATCTCCAAGGGCGCTATTTTTAGTACGCCTGGACCTGCAGACTCACATGCTTTTTTAATTGGGCATGACTTGCATATCTTGGAGTTTGATCTATAGTTTTTGTTTGGCAGGGTTTTGTCTTCCCATGTCTTGCGAACTAATCTCATCCAATCAAATGCCTGGTCTACCCACCGACGGTAATGATCGTTTACATCTACAGGTATCAAAAGAAGTTCATGATTATTTTTATTTTCATAAATCATGACACCTGTTGGTCTCTTTAAGATCTTCATATAAATAAGCAATTGCATTAGGTGACCATTCTTGGCCTTGCCTGATGCTTTTCTATATTCAAACCCTTCATTCATCATTGTTTTAATTTCACCAATGAGTTCTTCTCCCTGCCAATCAAACATAACATCACCATATCCAAAGATTGGTGGATCATCATGCCTAATCTTAAACTCTGTAGTGGCCTCGTTATTTTCATCACGGTAGACCTTAACAATACCAGCATTCATCATTGCATTTTGAATTCTTGCATGAGACAAAGTTCCAGCAGTCATATTTGCTGCTGCATATGCATCTGCATTATCTTCAAACATTTGCCCATCGAAAGCAAGGTACCAATATCTTGCACACTCTCCGTGACCGTATGCGATGGTAGATGGAGCAAAAGTTTTCTTTGTTGTGTGCTTATCTACACGAGTAATCGTGTACCCTTCTTTAATTTTTGCCTCAAGTCCTGCTATGTCCATTCGATGAACTGGCTTTTCCTCTGGCTTAATCATAACAGTGTGCAGTAAATTTTTCGTCATTAATTTTCTCGTTTCTATTAGTATAAGTATAGCAGACTATCGAGTTATATATTTTAATGCAGACACTAGATTGTTAATAGATTCTGCTGCCGTATAATAAAGATTCTTCTTGCCACGATCTGACTTGTCAACATTAGCCATCCATGTAGCCTTGAACGCCATCTTCGCAGCAATTGCCTGCAGTCTTACAATTTCAACAGTCGCCACATTTAAAGGAATGTCTGGCTTAATGATGATTTTTGCGATAAATGTTAATGCTGTAGTTAGTTCTTCATCTTCCATGTAGTCTGCAATCTCTGCAAGACCATTTACCATATCTATTGTTGTACCTTCATTTTGCATTTAGTTTCCTTTTTTAAGAACTTTTAAGTTTAATAGTGCATCCTCTTTTGCAAAAAAATCTTTATTGTGTTGTGCAAATACTGGATCTGCTTGCCAAGTTGCTAGTCTTTCTTTTCTTTTTTCTGGATCACGAGAAATATTGTTTAACTTTTCAAAATCTTCTCTTGTTGCAAAATGCATTGTTAAAACCTCAGTCTTGTCTCCTTCTTTAAACAATACGGGCTCTCTCCAGTGTACTTGACCAGCACCCCAGAATACAAGAAGATCTCCGTACTGAAGATTAAAACTTTCACCCTCGATTACTATTGGCCAATCAATATTGCTATCTAGTTGATAGTCCATAGTCATTTTTGTAAAATAGTTATCTGAATCATAGTGTACTGGTAACTTTGGATTTGTTGATCCATGATGTTCTTTGGTATAACTTAAATAACTATTGTGAGACATAAAAACTGCCTCTCCAGTCATCTCTGATGCAAAAGATTCAAGTTTTGCCTGGATGCTTGGTGGATACATAAGTTCTATCTGCATTCTGGATAAATCTGGCAGAATGATTGGAGAGTGGAATGCTGACAAGTTTTTAGCATTTTTTTGATACTTTACTATTGCAAGCATTACCTCTAGTTCTTCTTCTGTGAAGAAGCCCTTTATAATATGTGGCTTTATTTCGTTTTTAGGTGCGTGTCCTGTGTCCATAATACTATTATACACCATCCTCTGAAAGTTGTTCTAATATGCTCATCTCAATTATAGCAAGCCTTACCTTTGAATTACCCTCGCCGATTACTACAACGATGGCTGGATCCTTGCCATTTTTCATGGCA